AACCAAGATGTAGCAGGTCCTCCTGATGAATTGCCCATGAAAGTTTCATACAAGCCTATTGGTGAGAAGTGAATAGCTTGCAGAGTTCCATGAACAAAACATCTTATGAAGAATTCTTCCCATTCTTCAAGTGCGTAGCCAATGTTGCGTATTATTCCATCTGCTATTGGTTCTGAAAATTCTAAAATAAGTGATTTATCAAATTGGGCAAAATCACCTCCTAAAACACCTTTATCCTTACGTGATGATAAGAATTTGGTTATTTGTTTATAATTTTCAATCCATTCTGTACTGTGCACATTGATTCCAATCTTAATCCAATGTTCACTTCTGTATTTTTCAACATGTGCTAGCAAATGGCCTGTTAAGCGCTTCCACAAAAATATTGAAGCTTTCGATCCTGCTTCAAAGAGTCGAGTTTTATTTGCAAAAACTCTCTCCTTTTCGCGAGTTTCAATTTTGAGCATATCCAGACAAAGATGTGGTACTATCCTTGATCTGCTCTGCTTCTCAATGTAATCCAATCTTTTCTTAAATTGAGGGTGAAATTCGTAAGTTTGCGTTTTGTGGTAAGCTTTAATCATTTGGCTCGTCTTCTGTCCTAAAGTACATTCAGGTGGTCCAATTCCTGTGGTCAAGTCCATTGATGGTATTCCAAGTTCAGGAACTCCAAAGATGACTTCCTTTTCAGTTAGTCTTCTACGTTCAAGAGTTCGTAAGGTCTTTCCATAACATAATTCATCCATGCGTGGGTCTTTAAGCATGTCTTTCACGTGTTGAGAAAGCGGAGGAACACAAATGTTTGCTACTTTATCAAGGGCAACATTGTATGGACTAGGTTTGTCAGGGTCAACACTCTTCAAGCGTACTGGTAAATACGTTGGTTCATGTATCGGTTTAAGTTGTTCTCCCTTGTAAACAATCGTCTTTTGGAAAGGTGATGGCTTAATAGGGTTCTCAGTAGGCATAAAGGGTTTGGTTCGTAAGTTATGTATAACTCGCAATCCTTCTCCTTTATAAGGAACAACATTACAAACAGTTACAACATCACTTTCAATTCCACGTGTGTCAAATTTTACGAGTGATGCCTCATCAGGCACGACTTCATCTGCTTTGGGAACGTTTGACATGTAAAATTGTTGGATGTATTCAACATCGTCTGGTGTTATTGGAACTATCATACTTTTGTCAGCTTTGCCACCAACATGAATGCCGAGTATTGGAGTTTGGTCTGCTTCAACATCGTTAACTAAAACAT